GGTGGTGAGCCGGACACAGCGGGATAACCTCGTAGTTGCTTGCCCGCTTACCCATGGTGCCGTTGCCGATGTGGTGAACCATTGCGGGAGTGCTACCAAGACCCTCGTTTCTGCAAACTACGCAACACATGGCGGCAACGCGCCCCATGTGATCGCGCTCATTCTTGGTTGCATTACTCATCTTTAGGGTGCTCTGGAAGTGGCATCCAATGAGTTACGGTGCACTCATACTCATCCCCGTCTTTCGCATCCACAAACACCCCGCCACCTTCGTATTTCAGCAACTCAACCCACCCTGAAACAATGTCATTCACGTAACACAAAACGTACTCGCAAACCCCAGGTTCAATATCTCGTAGTTTTTTCCACCCACCCATCACACGACCCCCTCGCTGGTAAATATCTCGGCAACTCGCAACGATCCCTTTGTAGTGAAAAGAGGCTGCGGGTATCCCATCTCGGTAATCTTCATCTCACCATAACCAGAAAGCACCCAGTCATGGCAGAATGCGCGGCCACGCTTTACGCACTTGTTATACACGCCGCCCAGTTCGTCAAGCTTTCGATTCATCTTGATGGCTGACATGCCAATCTGCTGGGCTACCTGCGTTGCATTGAGCAGGGTATCTCGCTCTATCACCCTATCGAACACATCAGCCTTTGGCGCGGCAATGGCCAGTTGCGCCTGAGATTGCTCAAGCTCCATTGCAAGGCGGCCAGCCTCAAGCAGTGCTGCGGCGTAGGTTTGCGGTATTTGCGGAACCACTCCGCGCTCCAGCTCATCCCAGCGCTTAACCAGTGCAGCCGTGAATTGAGGGCTGTTCTGGGCCACCAGCGTGATGGAGTCCAGCTTGTTAAGCATGTACTCGATGTAGGTGTTTCCTCTCTCCGTCTTGAATTCACGAAACGGCAGTGTCGTATCGTGGCAAATTGCCCCTGCATCATGCAGCCTGCAAACGCTCTTTATGATGTCAGCATGGCGAGCGCCAAGCATCCCTGCAATCTCGCGGGTTCCCATGGTCATCTCGGATGACATTGCGATCAGGTTATTCATAGCTCACCCCTGCGCTACCAAGCGATTCCTCCACCTGTCTTTTGTATTCATGCTCAGCAAGGTTCCATGCGTCTGGCAGCTCAACACACAGCGCGGAGCGGGATGCTTGCCACCCCTCAAAAGCCATCTGCACAGCGTGGACTTCATACTGACCATCTGATGGGTGCCAGAATAGGAAATTCTTTAAACTTCTCGTTTTTGCCCAAGCCTCAAACTCTTCCCGCATCTTGTCCATGTCAGACCCCCTTTGCTTTAGCTATTTCGACTAGATATGATTCATGCGCAGAAACCACCTGAATGCCCTCGCTCATTGAGCCAAATGTTAACCATTCCATCATCGTGTTCGATACCGATATAGAATCCCGATAAATAGTCTTTATCTCGGACAGCTACGAACAAGTTATCTTGATTGTCGTCAATCTCCACAAGTGGAACGTTTATGCCACGTTTAAGAAGTTCAGCAACCACTTCACTTGTCGAATCCATGATAACGATTCTAGGATTAGTGGCATTGGCAAGCACTACATCCATCCAAATTCCCTCGTTTAAATATCTTGATTAAATGCGCCCAACTGAGCGCATCGAGTTAACTAACGAACCACCATATGAAAAGCTTTGTTGATTTCTTCATCAGTACAGAAAACTAACGATAAAATTGCTTCGTTAGGATCAAAAGCCTTTTGTTCAGAGTGAAGGTTTTGCTTACAAAGCTCTTTATTCTCAGCTTGAATCTTCTCTTTCAGATGATTAACAATCACATTGATTTTTGACATTTTGTTGTTCATGCCTTTACCTCATTTCTTGCGAAACCTAACGCCGCCAGCCGTGAATTGCGTTTTTGTTACCTTTTCTACAGCTCTCGGAGTCCATACATCCATAGCCCAGGCGTGACTCCTGAATCCATATTTAAGCGACAACGCATCTTCCAGAACCAAAACAGTCTCACCAATCTTAACACCGTCAAATTTTTCAATCATAAATAAAATCCCAATAAAAAACCCGCTTGAGACAGGGACGAGCTGCCGCAAACGGGTTCAGGCTTTTGGGCCTTAAGTTGATTTCGATCTCGTCCATCGACAACTTAAGGCGCATAAGGTTTATTAACTCACCGGATTAGCAGTCCGGTTTATCAAGCTGGTTAGCGACCAACCTGAGTAAGCAAAAGAGTCAGAAAGAATCTTACACCACCGCACCATGCAGCGCAATCATATTTCACCGGTTCTTACTGCTGACACGTACCACTTGAGAACCGTTGGGCTGATGCCGTTGTTTGCTGCCTCCTTCCTCAGCAGTGAGCAAGCTCTCTCGATTAAGTCCTGGCTGTTGCCAGTGCGCTGCAAGCCCATACCATCGAACTGCTTGATGAGGTTCTTTGCCAAAGCTCTGGCGGCTATTCTGTCTTGCTCGGTTGCTGGCTTCATGTTCCAGCCCACACATTCAGGCCAGCCATAAACATCACAGTGATGAACACAAACTCTAGCGATATCACAATCAAGCCCTTCACAATCCATTCTCCTGATTGTTCAGCTCAACCAGCAGCCGAAGCAGCGCCCTCCCCTCTGCGCTTATCGGACTATGCCCGCCCTCCCACCGCTCCAACTTGCGAGTGCCGATACCCATCACCGCTGCCATTTTAGCTTGAGTTAGGCCAAGCGATTTTCTGGCCTGTTTGATTTGTTCTGGTCTCACTTGAGTTACCCCAAATCAAGAAATTTTAACTTCGATTGAAGAGATATAATTTCCCACCTCACCATCAATATCACCAGGAACTGACTCCGAGTACCACTCCCAATTGTCAACCCCCCCAGACTTCAGGCCATCAAGAATTATTTTTGCCTCGACTAGATCCTTTAGCTCTTCAATGCTCATGGTGGCAACAATGTTCCCGAGATTTATTGATGCACAGACTTTCCCAAGCCTAGTTTCCGATTCTGACTCCTTGAGACAAAGATCATTTAACCTTTCCGATGAGGCTGATATGCGATCTTTTAGGTCGTATAACTCTTCCTTCAAGTCGACGCAGTATTGGGCCATCCATGACGAATATTTCTTGCCAATGCTAATCGATTCATTAATTGAGTGCAGATCTTCCCCCTTGCTCTTAATGCTGCTCCTAAGTGAACTCCATTGCTTAAACTCAACTGGCTTATCCTGAACAAGTCTTGACTCGGCCACCACAATCATTGATTGGCCGTAATCAACTATGTAGTCGATTACATCTTGATACTCTCTGCACGCGTGGCGAGAATACCCAGACCCAGCAGTACATTCAGTGCACCAGCCAGATCCATTAAAATCATCATCAACAAACTTTGGATAAACCTTGATCTCAACAAACTCATCCGATATAACGCGAACAATTTCACAAGGATTGTTCATGTAGTATTTGACGTTTTTCATGTATTACCTCCGGTAGCGGATTGGAACCTTTTCCTCACCTAGCGAATCTAAATATACCGTCACCACGTCGGTGCGGCAAGTTATTTTTTGATATTTTTACGCCAATTCTGCCAGTAGGAAGTCAGCCATCTCGATCACATTATTCATCTGCTTAACCGCCATGTTGCTAGTGGCCTTGCCCAAAACAACGAACCCATCACCGGCAATGTTCGGCACAACAACTTTCTGCTCCATGCCTGCTGTGATTAGGTGCTTCCAGTTGCTTGCGGCCAGCTTGCGCCCGTGCCACTTTCTGGTTCGCTCAAGCTCATTCAGTTTCACCCACATCAGCTTGTTGGCCTGCAATGAGCGCTTGCTTGCTGGTGACAGCTTCACCCGTACCGGACCATCCGCAAGCATCGCAGTTACCTTGGCAACAAGCCCCTGGGTGTCGCGCCCGTCGATGATGGTTATCGTTGTCATAGTTCACCTTTGAAAAACCAAAGATAACCATCCTTCTCTATTTTCTTTTTTGCCCAAGCCCATGCTTTGCTGTACTCAAACCCAAGCGCCAAAACCTCAGCACCCCCGCGCATCTCATACGTGTCACCCTCTGAGTTTTTCATCATGCTAACTGCAACGATCGTCCTACTTCTACGCCTCTTCCTTGTGTCGGTTATTATTCCATACCTAACGGCCCTATCCACATAACCATGCATTGAACCACCCGATAATCCAAACCTTTCTCTAATTGATTCAATTTCTTCACCGGCGATGAGAGCTTCGTATATCTCGCGCCCCTTATCGCTAATCACGCTTTTTGAAAACTCAACATGAATCATCAATCTTTCATTTTTGCTCATATCTTCACCATGTATTTTCTAACGGTGCCTCGCTGGCACTTCAGGATGCTGGCCGCCATGGTCACGCTGTTGTTGGTTGACATTACCTGGCTGACTGCCTCTCTGTAAGCATCTGTTAGCAATTCTTTTGCTGTCTGCATACCAACGCAATGGCTAACGCGCTCGAATGGCTTGTAGGTGTTCTTGCTTGCGTCATTCAGCCACTTGCGCATGGTCCATCTGTTGATTTTCAGTAGCTCGCTGGCCTTGGTCTGGTTTCCGTAACAAGCAACCAAAGCAGTGTTGATTGCGGATATCATGACATCTGCCTTGATATCTTCCAGCGTTGCTCCATCCACCAAGCGCATTTCGATATGCTTTTTCATTTTTCCACCTTCTCCCACTTGTAACCCGCGTAACTGTCGATGATTCCGTTAACTGCCTTGCTGACCATTGTCGCCGGAAAGCCTTGTTCTGCTGCCTCACTCAGCGTGACAAACCGAACAACCCCAAGCTCTTTGCTGGTCCCGACGTACTCGTAAGACTCAGGCTCGTATGCTGGAAGCAATCCTTTCTTGCGCATCGTAGCAACAAGGCTCCTGAGTGACGATGTAAGCATTCCAGTCTTGCGAGCCATAACATCGTATTGGATAGGTTCGCCAACGCTGTCCAGCAGCATCTGACGCGCTACATCGGTCTTTGTGCTGCCGCGCTTGCGTGGAGTTGGTATCGAGCCAGCCGACCGCATCCGGTGGACTATCGTTGCCACAGACTTGATATCAAGTCCTGTCGCAATCTCGATCTCCTTGTAGCGGCCTGTTGGGTCAACCATCTTTGCGATCATCCCCCTGGCCATTGCTGTTGCCTGTCCGTGCTCCATATCACCCCCTGTTGATTGCCATCACATGCGGCGGCCGCATAATCTCTCCGGTTGCCATTACCTGGACTCCGCGCCCGTTGAACATCATCCCGTCACCACCCCATATTCCAGGTGATACCTGAGTTAGTGGGCCATTCAAGTAAGTCGATGGCTGACCGGTGAATCCAACTATCACCACATTGCCAAGCGGGTCGAAGTCGCTGCCCATAAATGTTTGCTTGGTTGTCATGGGTGCTTCTCCACAAAAATTACGCTATCTCCACCGCTTCGTTCTGATGGATGGCATTTTGCCTCAAGACATCCACCGATAATTATTTCACAGGTATCGAAAGCGCACCCTTCGCAACCTATAGAAACCTTTGAAATGAAAATCTTGCCATCAAACTCAAACTCGTTTTCACTGTCCATTTTCCTTCCTCCACTTCGCCACACCAAGCGCCAGTTTATCCAGCGCAACCGGCCCAGCCTGCTTAACTTCGCTCATCTCGATACGCCCCGGAAGTGAGATTGGCAATGCCTCAAGCGGCATCCGCTCGAATGTCTCGTACATCCGGATGAACTCCTTGCGCTTCCATTCCATCTTACTTGTTTCGGTTTGGCATATTGATTGCCAGCCGCCCATTGCCTTCACGGTTGCCAGAGCCTGCTTGTCTTCCAGCTTTAGCGTTCCGTAGCTGCCGATGCGGCGAATGTCGCGCTCTATGCAGGCCCAGGCTATTGCGGCCTTATCCTCAACTGCTGCGGCATTCTGCTTTGCAGTCCCATCTATGTGCTTGGCTATGTTGCCAATGCTCGGGAAATACTTCCCGTCATCAGGGTCGAACATGTGTGCGTGAGTGGCAGCCTCTAGCGCATCAACACCCCAACGCTTAAGCATCATCTTGAAGTTTGCAGCATCAGCCTCGGTAATCTCCCTCCGGTAGTTAACTGACATCTGTCCAAGCAGGTTATCCAGCCTTCCTGCAATGCTCATCTCTAGCTCTCCCAATCAAAGTTCTTGATGTTGTTAAGTGTCTTCTCTACGTGGGCACCAAATGGCTTTGAACCGATGCCAGCATTTGACTTTGGTGTTACCCATTCAGCCTTGAAGCTCTTCCACCCCCTAAGCTCCCACTCGCTAAGTATGTCCTCCGGCCCCCACCCAATCTTGGCCGCAAGTTCGAACTCCTTTGCCAGCCCATTTACAACACGCTGGGTAATAGCGCCACCCTTGTTCTTGCGGCGGATCCGCTTTACCTCGTTAATCCGATCACCAGCCATGCATAGCGGAGAAAAGTCGATGCCTGCGTCAGCTGGCTTCTTTTTCTTTACTTCTGTGTCTTGTGTTATGGGTAATGTGTTATGGGTAATGTGTAGCATGTCATCCGCATTGCATTCGCTATGCGTTCGCATTGCGTCCGGTTTTTGTAAGTCCTTGTTTTTACTCCACCTCGCATTTGCTGATGCTTTTGCCTTAGCTGACTTTTCGTAGATGCTATGCAATTCTTGGTCGGCCCTTTGATTTCTGTAACCATCCGCACACTCATCGAAGAAGTCTTGCAAGACGATCGCAATGCTTGCGGTATGCGATCGCATACGTATCAATCTTGCTATTTCATCAATGCTTGAAGGGAGTGGCCCTTCCGCCCTGTAGTAGAGGTCGAGCATTCGGCGATATGCCAAGTCCTCCATCTCTGTCAGGTGTGCCGTGTCTCTGGCGTAATCACCTATGTTGAACTGGAAGTAGTGCATGGCATCTACTTATCCTCACCAAGAGCTACCAGTTCAGATACCCGCATATCGAGAGCGTCAGCAACCCGCTTAAGCTTGTCAGTGGTAATGCTTGCCCGGTTAACCAGCTGGCTAACTGCCGACTCATACATCCCCAGGCGCTCAGCCAGTTGCTTCTGGTTCATATCCTTCATTGCTAGAGCAACCCGAATTGCTTTTGATACGTTCACTTTAATTCCTTCTTGTGCGTTTCGATGTGATGAATGATGTTCCAGAAACAATTATATGTCAATACATAAAAAGATTACTTTTGTTCTTGACCCCTCCCGCCACCATGCTAAGATTCATCCATCAACGGCAGGGCCGGATAGCAGGAGATAGTGATGAAGCAATATTTGAAGATGAAGGATTTATTTCCGTTGGGTGTGGTCTCTGAGGCTGGTTTTTTTAACATAAACAGTGATGGAGATGTTGTTGTTGATATCGAGTGCATCTCTTTTCATGCAACAACTGAGGAGGCATCAAACTACGTTACTCACGCCATAAACAGCCACGATGAGCTGGTGCAGATGAACCAGGAGCTGCTTGATATCATCAAGCGAGTTATTGATACATCAAAAGAGCTGGAAGGGAAGATCTGTGCGTCAAGCTGGACTGATGGGTACAAGCGGTGCGCTATAGATACCGGGTCATCACTGTCAGATTTGTTGGATAAATATAAACAAAAAGTAGGTGCAGCATGAGCAACCGCAAGCTGCAATTCCAGCAAGACTGGCTGGCCGACCACTGGGACAAGTTCGTGGCTGAAGGTATCGAGGATCCAAGTGGTCGGCTGCTTACCGTGTCCGATGCGCTTGGCCTCACGAAGCTGGAAGGCGACCAGATTGACGCAGCATTCCGCCTGGGTGCCTGCGCTACTCACGAAGCTATCGAGATTATCGCTAAGGCTTTCCTGCTAGATGTAGTAGTAGACCAGCTGTGGGATGAACACTTGGCAGCAGAAGAAGAAATGGGCCGCCAGATGCTTTGGGCTAGGTCTGAGCTGGCATTCGAAAATCACGATTTGAAGGAGTCGGCGCGATGAGTGGGTTTGATGTTGTTGGATTTGTTGGTAGTCAGGCTGGCCTTTTTAATCAGGCATTGTCTGACCAGTCAATCACTTGGCAGAAAGAGCAGCAGTTCGCCATCCAGGCATTCCAGAAGAATGATTACCTTGCCAAAGTGGCGATGGCAAACCCTAGCAGTGCGCAGAATGCAATCATCAACGTGGCCGCCATTGGCATCACGCTTAACCCTGCGGCAAAGCTGGCGTACCTTGTGCCTCGCGATGGAGGGGTGCACCTGGACATCAGCTACATGGGATTGCTGCACCTTGCGCAAGTTTCCGGCGCGATTAATTGGGGTCAATGCAAGCTGGTGTGCGCTAGCGACACCTACGAGTCGAACGGGCTTGATAGCGCCCCAGCCCACAAATACAACGCATTCGGAGACCGTGGCGCCGTTGTTGGCGGGTACTGCACAGTAAAGACTGCTCAGGGTGACTACCTGACAGAAGAAATGAGTGTCGATGAAATCAATGCAATCATGCAGCGAAGCCAGAGCTTCAAGTCTGGCAAGAAGTCACCATGGCTCACTGACTGGAGTGAGATGGCACGAAAGACGATCGTCAAGCGCGGCTCTAAATACTGGCCTCGTTGCGAGCGCCTTGATAAAGCCATCCACCACCTCAACACTGACGGCAGCGAGGGATTTGTTTATGAGAAAGAGTGTCAGTCAGAAATCATCATCAACCCTGTCGAAGCAATCAAGGCGGCCATAGCCAGCAAGGGCCGCACAGAAGAACAGTTTTTTGCGTGGTTCAGCAGCGCCCGCAAGCTGCCAGAGCCAATCCACTCATTCGATGTGATGAGCGAGGAAGAGTTGCAGTGGGCGGCCCGCAAGATGGAGGCGACCAAGTGATATACACCAACTCAATCACCGGAGTTAACACGCTCGAAATAGCTCAGGGCACTGATGAATGGTTAAGACATCGCGCCGGATGCATAACGGCCTCTCGCATAAGTGATGTGCTGATTAGAGATAGGCAGGCGCCATTTCCTGATGACCTGGAAATTGAGGCGCTTGAGAAACGGGGCGAGAACAGGGTTGTTTTTGCTGGCAAAGAATTCATAGGAACAAAGGCAAAGTGCATCGAGTTTGTTCGCAGTATGCTGCCAATGATTACGCCAGACGGAAAGTCTGGCTACATGAACGAGCTGATAGCCCAAGTTTGCACTGGGCTTATCCAAGACTCTGTGAAGTTCAAGCAAGCAGAGTATGGTCACGAACATGAGCCATTGGCCCGTGAGGCTTACGAGGCGAGAGAGTTTGAAGTTGTCGAGACATGCGGCTTGGTCTATCGGGATGTGGCCATGCGCTGCGCAGTGAGCCCTGACGGTCTTACAGATGATCGCGGGATAGAAATAAAATGCCCGTTCACCACTGCGGTGCATGTCGATACGCTGCTAAACGGAAAGATTAAGCCCAAGTACCACGCTCAGTATCAGTTCTGCATGTGGGTAACTGGTCTGAAGCGCTGGGACTTCGTGTCGTTCGACCCGCGCATGAGAGGAAAGCCAGAAAATCGCCTGTTTGTGCAGTCATTCACGCCGGATAATGAGTTGTTCGATAGATTCGAGATTGAGGTGCCAAAATTCATCGCTGACATGGATGAGAAGCTGGAAGAGCTGGGTTTCAAATTCGGTGACCAGTGGCGTCATTTTTAAAAGTAACGCCGCCCACGAGGGCGGCAACAACCAAACAAGCAGGAGATTAGTAATGAGCAATTCAAATGAGATCGCAGTAATCGAAGTAACACCAGAGCTGGCACCGGCAATCTATGTTAGCGGCGGACTGAAAGGGTATTTCGAGCAGGTAAAGCAGGCTGTTGAAGGGGAAGTGCCAGACCTGACAACAAAAAAGGGGCGAGATCGCGTAGCCTCTCTGGCTGCGCAAGTATCACGCAGCAAGACAGCAGTGGAGAGGCCGGGGCGCGAATACCTGAAGCGCATCAAGGAGCTACCAAAGGAAGTTGAGGCGGAGTTGCGCGAGTGGGTTCGAGGTTGTGACGAGTTGCGCGATCAGGTTCGCGAGCCACTTACGGCAATTGAAAGCCAGTACAAGGATCGCATTGCCTCAATAGTTGCTCTTGGTGATGCTGGCGGATTTGATGGCGTTGCTTCAAGCGTAATTCGCGATTGCCTTGACCAACTCAGCAAGACTGAAATCTCTGACATGTGGCCAGAGTGGCAGAAAGAAGCGGCTCCAGCACTGGATCTTGCAATCAAGAAAGCTGAGTGCGCTCTGGCAAAGGCAATCAAGGCAGAAGAGGACGCAGCAGGGATGGCCCGCATTCAGGCTGAGAATGTGCGACTTGAGCAGGAAGCAAGAGATCGAAGAATTGCAGAGCAGGCCGCTGAAGCTGCCAGACAGGAAGAAGCAAGACGCCAGCAGGCAGAGAGGGAAGCCTCAGAGCGCCGTGAACTTGAGGCTCGCAGACTTGCACAGGAAGCAGCAGAGAAGGAAGAGAAGGCCCGCAGAGATGCAGAGCAGGCAGAATTAGCCCGTCAGCAAGCTGAGGCGCGCCGGATTGCGGAGGCTGAACAGGCAGAGATTGCCAGGAAGCTAGCTCAGCAAAAGGCCGCTGACGATGCGGCAAGAGCAGCTGAAGTGGCAAAGCAGGCTGAGCGCCAGCGAGTTGAGGATGAGCGAATTCAGCGCGAGCAGGAGGAAGCAAGACGGCTTGCCGACAGAGAGCACATGGGCAGCATAAATCGCGGGATAGTGGCCGACATGACAAAGGCCGGACTGAGCGATGAGCAGGCGAAGCAGCTAATCCGGATGATAGTGTCTGGCAAGATAAAGAACTTAATCATCAAATACTGATGACGAGGCCCGTCATGTGCGGGCTTTTCATTTCGTGACATGAGCCACAAAAAAATACCTTGATAGTAACCGATTCAGTCAGTACGCTTATTTCAGAAGGTGAGGCGCAGGAGCTAAGCCAGTAGGAGATGATGAGATGAAAATATTTCGAGTTACCGGAGTAAACAAGGAAACTGGATGCTTCGAGGCTGCCAATGTTATGGCCGCCAACCATGAGCAAGCCATCAAACTGATGTCAATGTCTCACATTCGCGTGGCTTGCTTCGATAAGCGCGGGGTGATGTGATGCCGCTAGAGCTTAGACCACTCACCAACGAAGCATTCTATGAGCGCCTACGAAGCGCAGAGGCTCGCAAGCTGGAAGAGATAAACAACACCATCCGGCGGCCGCGAGTAGCAGATAGAAGCCGCGCAAAGTGCAGGCGTGACATTGAGGTAAGGCGCGAGATGATGGAGCTTGAGCGCAGACACATGGAGGTTTTGGAGTGATTCAGTAGGGTATCGAACAGGAGATTTACCGGCAAAGCCTCATCGACTACGTGAAGGTTAACTGCGGTAAATCAGAGCAACAGGCAATAGCCTACCTAGACGAAAACTGCCAGTTGTGGCGCGAAGCAAGCCCGCCAAAGGCTGGGATTATTGAAGTTAAAGAAGCAGGAGAAGGCAATGAGTAACGAAACAGATCTGGACTGGCTGGCGCGGAATGTTCACAAGTGGCCTGATAAAACGCCAAACGTGGTGATGGAGGGGGATGATTTGTTTGAGCATGGGGCCATGTTCTGCGAGAGCCACGTTGTGGTTAACGCAGGCACTACCTCGCAGCCACTTATTGTGTGCCGTCAGCAATGGCTCGCCCGCCACGCCGAGTTGCAGAATAAGCCGAGCTGGAAGGATGCGCCGGCGCAAGCCGCCCACATGGCACAAGAGCCTCACGGGGTCTGGACGTTCTTTGCTGACCAGCCTTTCAACCCATCACAAGCTCACAATGACGGTTGGCGCTTCGATGGTTTTCAGGCGTGGTCATCAAATGTGCGTGGAGAAGTCCTAGGCGACTGGCGCGACACTCTCGATAGGCGGCCGGAAAAGTTCAAGCCATCAAACGAAGATGCCAACAGGCTGGCGCAAGAGTTCAATCCATTCACCAGCATTGAAGACAATCAGGAGCAGGAAATGAAGCAGGATAACGGATGGTTCGAGCGCGGGGAGTTGCCGCCTGTTGGCGTTGAGTGTGAAATGAAGCGAATTGACGGAAGGTGGCAAAAGGCCGTCACAGTTGGAAAGGATAGTGGTGGCAGGATGGTATGTGAGCTGAATGATAATGGCGTGTTTTACGCATCAGCATCAGCTGCAAGCCGCTTCCGCCCCATCCGTACCGAGCGCGATAAGCTAATTCGATTGATTAAGACTTTGCGCAACACGCTGCGTAGCGATGGAGAGGTTGCTGATACAATCCTTGCGGCTGGATTTAAACTGGAGACCAAGTAATGAAACACTATTTCCATTTCAAGAAAGGCCAGAGCGTGCCGCAATGGCTGCTGCGAGTATTGGACGCTGACACCATAGAGCCGATCAATACCGCTGTTTTCAAATCGAATGGAAAGGTGATGCTAGATGATGAGACTGGCAACGCCATCATCTGGCCAGCAAGCAAGCGGTTCAGTTGTGTGATTAGGGTGGACACCCAAGGACGGCCTTTTAAAGCTGATGCGTGGGGATTCAATAACACCATGTTTGGCTTTGACGCGAAACCTCTGAGTCCGCTGTCACTGGCCAGAAAGCACGGCATGGACCCGTACACCACCACCAGGTGCCAGCCACTGCCAGCTCATTTCGAGCGTATTTCAGGAGGTAAGTAATGCACCACTACCACGCCCCTCTGCCAAACTGGTCACCATGGTGGCTGGTTGGCGCATGTGCGGCAATCGTCCTGATGCTGGCTTCAGTGATTTACGAGAGACCAATCCATCATGAGGTTGGCGTGCGCCATGCGCTGCCAAATCCATACGTGCCAGAGTGCTACACCGTCGAGTGGCGCAGTGGGAGCTATTGCGAGTTTATTCCAGTTAAGAACGGGGTGAGATATGAGTGAGTAGATTAGTGTTGATGATAGGATGCCGGATGAAAAGCAGATTGTTGTGTTTAAGGCGTTCAATGTCGATATTGGCAATGGCAGGAAATACACAACAGACCCATATTGTGGGTGGGTGAATTGTGTTGGCGAGGTTGTTAGGTGGCCTCACAACGCAATACCTCCAACTCACTGGATTCCGCTTCCAGAACTAACTAAAAAATAACCCGCCTCGGCGGGTTTATTCTTCCAGCTTTCGCTTTAGCAATTCAATCTCAAGCACGCCCTTTTTGAGCTGAACCCAAATGGTTACCGCAGTTAGGATTATGCCAAGTATGGCGCCAATGAAGCCAACGTTCGATTGTAGCCACCCCATTATCTGAGCAAAGCTAAACCCAGCAGTTCCGGCGCCTATCGTGGCTGCCGTTCTGGCGTCACTCAGGGTCGCCTGTATCGACACTAACAGCTTGCTTGTTATGCTCATACCTTACCACCATTTTTCTGATGCAGAACCACACCCGAGCGCACAGCAGGAGCAGAAGGAGTATCAGCCATATCGCGTAGAGCCAGTCGGCGTCCATTCAAACCCTCATTGATGAGCGCCGCCATCATGGCGATGTAGGCTATAGAGCAGATCGCATCATATGGCGCAGGCGGGAGATAGGAATACCAGGCGATGAATCCAGCCACGTTGATGACCAAGAACAATCCAGAAAACACGCCGGTAATGATTGATGCCCGAGATGGGCGATTGATAGCGGTGACCAAGAAGGCCACCGCCGAATCGATAAGAATCAAAACAACATACCTCTGCCACTGCTCCATGTCCGGACTGTAAAACGAGTGGATCGCATACAAGGAACAGAACACGATTGCGCTAATGGAGCGAGCGTAGATTGCCGCACCACACACGCAAACAAAGAGGATGTCATTTAGGCTCATATCGTTTCCTGATAGACCGCAGGGATTGCTCCCGTGCTAGATCTTTATTTCTTGGGGCGCTGAGAGCCATTGCCTGCCGCCCGACCTTTTTTCATCTTAGCCATTTCATTTCCTCTTTGTGTTAAAATGCATTGACATTATATGGCGTTTTTGCCGGATTTAATAGAGAGGTGTTCAAATGGGCAGCAAAGCTCCACGTGGTATCCGAAACAACAACCCAGGGAATATCGAATGGGGCAGCCAGTGGCAAGGTTTGCGCCCAGAGAGTGAGCGTACAGACAACCGGTTCGCCCAGTTCAATGATCCAGTGTTTGGCATTCGGGCTCTGGCCTGTGTGCTGATCACCTACCAGGACAAGCGCAAGGCAAAGGACGGAAGCCGTATTGATTCAATCAAGGAGATCATCGAGCGCTGGGCGCCATCATTCGAGAACGACACCGGCGCCTATGCTAACAGTGTTGCTGCGCTGCTTGGTGGTGTTGGGCCAGATGATGAGGTGATCGATGTTCACAACTTCGAGCACTTGCGCCCTATAGTCGAGGGGATCATCCGGCATGAGAGCGGGCGAGGGCCACTGAAGACAGAGAACAGCTGGTACACCAATGCTCAGATTGAAGAGGGGTTGCGCCGCGCTGGTGTGGTAAAGAAGGCGAACGCGGAAACGAAAGCGGTTGCGGCTCTTCCGGCTGCCGCTGTTGGCGGGATTGGCATAGACCAAATAGCGCAGGTTTTGCCATCAGTAATGGCAGCCGTCGATAACGCAAAAGTGGATCTGACCAGCGGGAACGTTCTTCAGCTGGCGCTAGGTGCTTTCGCTGTTGGCGCAGCGGTATTTCTGGCTTGGCAGCAGTACCGAAAGGCTCAGGCTGGTGCTGTATGATAGAGCAACTTAAAGCATGGGCGCTGTGGCTGCTAATTGGGGTTGGCGCTGTTCTTGTCGCGCTGATCAAGGGGCGTCGCGATGGTGCAGAGGCGGCCCGTCAGGAGCAGCAGGAATCAGTTGCAGAGGATGCGGCAAAAGCATCTAGGGAAATACGCAATGTGCGGACAGAAGTGGACAGTAAGCCTATTGGCGCTGCTGATAAGCAGCTTCGCGATGAGTGGATGCGCGAGGAATGAGCTGGTTGCGGAGCCATCATTTTGCGCAGTCAGCGGGCCGATACTAATGGGCCGAGATGACGCCCTGACCGACCAGACAGCAAGGCTCATCCTGAATCACAATCTTGTTGGTAGGAGGCTATGCGGATGGAAAGGCAGCAAGCAGTAAAGGAAAGCCCCTCACTGAGGGGCTTTTTGTTAATTCGCTTTTATCCAGGTATTTGAACCGGTAGATACCAACTTGAGCGATGTTCCGGCTGTAACTACGTAGCCGCCTGGGTTCACTGTGAGCGAGTTTGCGAGCCCTGCGTTCACTATCTCAACGTCAATAGCTATAGGCCAAGGCGAGCTGGCAAGTGAAAGCAGTGTTATAACCGCTCCGGCTGAGTGGTTATTGTAGACGACCATTTTCGGCCATTGTGTAGGGTCTATGCTATCAGATGAAAGCCCTGATGTTCTTCTTATTACCTTCCTGTCAGCGTTGTAGGTGGTCTGGTCTGCATGTACGACCTCTCTAGAGAAAGTCCCTAAATAGGTGTTATCTGCGTACTTGTTCTCTGTTGAGTTTATGTGAACGTTGGTATCATGCGGTCGCTCATAAAAACCAGTTACTGAAACGCCAACTGGCGGCTTTAATACGTTCCCAGACATATTAAACCCGCGAACACCTAGAGACCTGACGCCCTGAGTTCTGAATCCATTTATTTCGTTCCCTTGTACTTTTCCGCCATATAAACCATAACCAAGCTCTATGCCGTAACTTGGGACTGTATGCGGTGGGAATGTTATCTGGTTATTCGTGACGTCAACAGTAGTGCCAAGGCTGCCGGTTAGCGGTGTACCTGGAACCAAGTTTTGACGCACTCGTATGCCGAAACCCTCACTGGTGGCCCCATAGCCTTTGCACTTATTGTTGTCTATTGTCAGCGCTGAAATCAAGCTTTGGTACCCATCCCAATAATCGCCTATGACATAGATCGCGCCCTTTGATTCTGCGCCATCAACATGCGTAAGCTGGTTATTTGTTATGGATACGTTAGCAAACTCGCGCTTAAACTGCTGCTCATAGCAAATTATGCCGTAAGCGCTTGGTGAGCTTGTGGTGGTGGTTATGATGTTGTTGTTGATGATCGTACCGTGGATGTTCCTTCCGGTTACTGCACTGCCGCCAATCCCTGTATTTCCATCCACAGTATTAGGGCCACCCTCGATCTTGATAAGGTCATTTACACTCTTCAAGCCCTTGTTATTAAGGATGCTTATATCTTGAGTATCGTTGCTGAAATAGATCGAATGGTCAAGCTGGTTAACACAGGTGTTCATGTTGACAGTGATATTTCGCAGCTTTGACGAAGACGCTCCGTCTTTTCCAACTACCACGATGGACCCTGAACCGTCGCCGCCGCCACTGATGCCTTGGATACAGCCGTCAATCACGTTTAGCAGAATATTAACTGTGTCACATGCGTATGTGGATATCCCGAAAATGAACGGCAGAGATATAGGGCCAGAGTAACTACAGGTGATTGTGTTCTTTTTTATTAGGCCGCCAGACATCCCAGTGAAGAATACCCCAGCGCAATACGGCTCGATAAACCAGCACCCCGTGGAATCTGAATCTTCACCAGTCATTTTCAATAGCGCAGGAGGGTTGCCTGTCCCTCCCAAGTCTGGCCGGTGCGTACCAGGACCCTCTAGTTTTATGCCTTTATGCACCTTTGCTCGCGCACCAGTGGTATGAACAAGAGTGTTAGTGTCATGAGTGGACTTTATCTTGCCGAGACCGGTCAGCTGGAAATCGTCCTGCGTGAAGGTGATGCCAGTACCGGCAGAGTTGTCAATCGTGAACACGTCACCCTTGAGGGTGTGGACGGCCATGCCAGTAGCAGCGGCGGAAGCGGCGGCGGCTAGTAGCGCAGCTTTGTCTCCGGCCGGGTTGCCTACCGGCCTGACAATTATCTTGTCGCCGATCTGTTGCTGCACGGTAAGCCCAGCCTCTGAGCCAATTATTGCTGCCCCACCATTGGATGTGAGATCTGTTGCAAGGTTTTCAGGGTCTGCGACCCTTACGTCAGGAGCGTACCAAACCTGCACCCCTAGCGAGTCACGAACAAGCAGGCTGTGATTTGAGTCGGTGACGAACTTAGCAGGCTGGCCGTTGTAAACAAGGAAGCCACCAGCATTGGTGCGCAGCGGCTGAGCCACTGGGATTCGCGAACCATCCTCGTTAACTTTGTATACCTGAACCTGTGAATTTGATGGATCTACCGCGTCAACCGTGCCACAGTAAATAAACCCATTGAACACCGCCTTAAATTGGCTTGGCAGAGTGAATGGGCGGTAAGGACTGGTTACTAAGATATCTGCCATTTTTATTCCTCGGAGGATTTATGATTACTGCAATTGTTACTTTTGCCATTGCCTACGTCGTCGTCATGGCTCACTTTGCCAATATTGAAGCTATTCTGTCTGGCTCTGGCCGTAAGCGGTGAGTAGTGTTTGCACCTTTGAAAGCTGGTTTTCAAAAGCGGTAGATCCGGGCTTTATGGCTCTTAGTCTTAGCACTGCATTCCTTACCGGCTTTGACTCGTAAGCCCTGGCGATAAGGCCATAACCAAGAGCGGATGCTGTACCAATCCCGCCCGTTCCAATCACGTCACCGGTGACACCGGCAGGAACTGCAACCTGCATAAGCTGCTGGCCGGTTGGCGTTACCAGAGAGGCATTGGCAGCTTGCCTTGTTGCCGCAAGGTACTTTTGCAGTCCTTCGGCAAAGTTTCTATCCTCACCGCGAAACGCGATGCCGATCTTGTCGCCCATCTTGTTTAGTTCACCAAGAAAGCGATCAGGGCTCCCTGATGACTTCTCCAGCGCCTTTCCTATGAGGCCAGCCCTCATGGCGTCTCGACCGCTCTTATCAAGTGATGAGTAAAGAGCCTTCGTTTCGCTTGGCTTATTACTGAACAGCATCGTGTTTACCGCCTCTGGGGTAAGCTCTCCTTTTTGAAGAATACCCTTCAGCCTGGTGTTTTTTATCTTGTTAGCTTCGGCAGCATAAACGGCATTTGATTGAGCCCACTTCCTTGCCTGTTCTGGAGGTAATGCAGACGTTACGGCATCGTCCATGTCCTTGCTCATGGCGCTGTATATCTTGCTTATGGCAGCCTCAGACCTTCCAGGCATAACCATTCGCTCACCCTTTACGTCAGTTCGAAAGTTAGTGCGCAACTGCTCAAGGTTCTGGAATGTGCTTTCAGCCTCAAGGTCATTCTTGTATGCCTGCAATTTCTGGATTGTCTGCGTGTCTGCGGTATCCCTGGCAACCCCAGATGGAGATGCAGACAGGCGAGCTATCTCGTCATCTATCGCCTTTATCGCATTGGATGGAGTAACAGCTACAGAATCCATCTGGCTCATTACGTTCTGTCTTGCCGCTCCAGCCGCTCGCTTAACTTTATTTGTTTGACGCTGAAGACTTGCCACAACCTCATCCGGACGATACTCACCAAACCTCTGAGCGAACTCATCAACAAGCCTTGACCTTGCTTCTTGCTGCTCCGCCCTTACCGCGCCAGTTCCGGTGACTGGGATCTTTTCTGCGGCTGACTGAGCGGACTTTCCAACAAATGTGGACGGGCGAGAAACGTCAGTGGTAAGCAGCGGAACCCCCTGCTCCTCTGCGAACTTAACGGTTGATGCAGCGTCTCCAGTTGGCCTTCCCGTTGCCATTCGATATGCGCCGCCGATAATCCCCTCCGCTGCCTTTCCAGCTCCACCAAGCGCACCAGCAATAGCAACGTCACTGGCGGTTACATCCTCGCCCCCAGCCGCTTGAACTGCGCCCTTAAGTGCAGTCTCCGTAGCTGCTGCACCAGTAGCTGCCTTTGCAATAGTGCCAGCCCCCGCCGCTGGAGCAAATGCCAGAGTCTGAGCTATTCCAGATGCAACGTCCTGGGGGGATAGTCCTGGCTTGTTCAATGCATACCTGCCAGAAGGGAGCTCGACAATGGTATTGCCTTTTTCGTCATAGCCAATCTTTCCGCCCATGTTCTGCAATATCTGCTCTTGGCTTTTATCTGAGCCAAAAAGCTGAGCGAATCCCATCTTTGCCGCTTCCATGGTGAGAGCGTTAAGCTCTGGGGCGTTACCAACTGGATCAAGCGATTGAATCTCTCCAGTTGACCTTTCAGATCCTGTAATGGATTCGCCAATGGCGGAAGTTGCCATATCAAAAAAGCCACCTTCACCGACTCCGCCATCCTCACCTCCAGTTGGGGTTGTCATGGCCGCTGATTGCTGCTCTGGAATGGCTATAAGGCCGCGCTGCACAGCCATGTCGAATGCAGCCTTTTGCTCGCCTTTTAGTAACCCTCGGCGATTTGCCTCTATTAGCATCTCTTGTCTTGTTGACATTATAACCCCAGTTTTTTTATCAGCTGCTCGTTTGACATTTCAGCAACTGAAGTTGTCGGAGTGGTGGCGGCACTCGCATCAGGCTTGTATCTTGACCCCTCATTTACGTCATCCACTGCCGGAGCTGCCACATCGAATGTTTTTACCTTTCGCCGTGTGAATAGCTTCTTTTGGTCTTCAGTTAGGTTTTCGCCGTATGTAGAAAGGTATTCATCAATAGACCTGTTTACGGTGCTTGAAGATGAGTTCGCAAGCCTCTTTGCGGTATTAGCCAAATCCTTCAGTTGGTCAGCATTCAGTCTGCTACCGTTGTTCAACTTACTCACGTAGTTTCCAACCGAGTCATAAACGCCGCCAGTCTTTTGCAGCATTACTTGCTCACCCTCTCGAACAACTGAGGTCGGATCAAGTGCTTTCATGAACTTGAATATTGCCGCAAGTTGGGCGGCGGGGGTGGCGTTTTCCCTGATAGTTTGCAGGTCAACAGCGGCCCCATACATCACGTCAGCATCTTTTTTGAAGCTTGATATGTCTGAGTTGATTCCCTTTATGTCCTTGGCATCAAGAGATGGCTTCATGCCAAGCTCTTTCAGCTTTAAGTCAAACTCCTCGGACTTTATGCGGGCTCGCGCAGCTCTATCTGCTGAGGCTGTTGCTGCCGACATGTTTTGCCCTCGCACCTGAACATCCTGACCTCTGCGCGTGGTGGCCTGCTGCTCGCGCTGGTTCATTACGTCGTAATACTGCTTGGGGCCAAGTGCGATAAGGCTCATCTTGTCAGATGCGTCAGCCAGTACCGCCGGGTCATCTTGAAGCTCTTGCAGCAGCGTTTCAGGCTCATAGCCAGGGCCGTACCCTCGCAGGGTTTCGGCGTTCTCTGTGATGATTCGGGCGGCCGCATCGGTGCGGCCTGACTTTATGGCGGCATTAAGCTCAAGGCCAAGCTTGCCAATGGTTTGCTTCTGCGTGTCGTCACGAAACCCGACAGCATTTTGGATTGTCTCGATCTGGTCTGGGAACTGAGCGCCGATGTTAACTAGGGCCTCTTTGTCGCCAGATGCCCATGCCTTGCCGAACTTCTGAGTGAAATCCTCCTGTCTAGCCTGCTTTTTTTTCTGCTGCTGCAAGCTATAGGCGAACTTTGCTTCATCCATGCCAAGTTGACGCTGTTGCATGCCGAGCTGTTCGCGCTGCACGTCTCGTTGCAATCCTGGGGCAACGAATTGCTCAAAGTAGTTTTCTGCCATTAGAACATACCTCCACCGCCGCCGCCGCTTCCACCACCGCCGCCCATGCCGAACCATGATGATGGGCTGAACACGTTGCCAACTATTTCGCCTGCATCCTTGGATGACTGACCCGCAACCTGCCAAGGAAGTGCTTTTTTGCCACCAGCAAGATTACCACGATACAGCTGCATTTGCGCACCCTGCGAGCCGTACTGGCCAGCAGCTGCGGATTGAGCACCCATGCCTTGCAGGCCAATATTGGTCATGCCCATAAGCTGGTTGAAGATGTCGCCTTGCTGGGCTTGTCGTTGCCCAAGGTAATTCTGCCCGAGCTCTGGAGCTATAGCGGCCAGAGCGTTACCAGTGGAGGTTGAACCAAGCCCACCAGTTGCCTCTGATGCAGCCAGTTGCTGCCCCCTAGCCTGCCGAGACTCCATGGCGAACTCTGGCGAGCCGTAATACTGCGCAAGCTCCGCCTCTCTATCTAGTGGCTTACCAGCAATGCTTGATAGAGAGCTAAGCCCTTGCAGCCCTTGATCGTAGAATGGCTTGGCAAGCTCCTGCTGCTTCTGGTACATGTCCCACTGCAAATCCATGGCGCGATCTGCATATCTACCCTCTTCCTTGGCGCCGTTGTAAGCGCCAATCCCCCCAAATATATTCCCAACAGCGTTACCTGTCGCCTTAATCACTCCGCCCATGTCGGACTCCTTACGTAGCAGGAAACTTCGCCTTGCTCTGTGTTGTGAGCCACAGTTTTGACGAACCCAAATTTCTTGGCGAGATTTTCAACAGAGCATCGCCCATTCAGTATCGGGGCAAGCATTGGCTTTTCTCCGATCAGTTTAACGATGGCCTCGCCAGCCTCTCGACACTTTCGCCGGTCTTTCTTTGGCATAGCCATGTGGAATTGATTGCCATCACCAAGAGGCATTATCGCAAACACGCAGCAGGCATTCCAAAGGCGGTAATCGGCCTCGATATCCGGCCAGCTATCGTTACCCCATCGGCGCATCAGGCGCACGCCGTCAGATTGAGATATGCGCTCCATTAGTCAATGAGCCCGTGAGCGCGAGCCATTTGCTCTATGGCCTTTAGGCGAGCCTCTGCCGCGTTAAGCTGCTGCCTAACTGCGGTAGCCTCAGCCTGAGAGTAAGCTGCCGATGCAGCCGCCAGGGTGTTTGGAGTCCACGCGCCTTTGTTTGCAGCAACAGTCCCAGCTGCTGCTGTCCAGCCAGTGTTGCGAGCGCCAACAACCTTTATTCCACCAACGCTGTAGCTGGTGGCAACAGAAATTGGGCTGGCAAGAGTCTGCATTGAGGTGATCGACTTACTAACATAGTCACTCTCTACAAGGGTGATTCTGTTGTCAAGGCTAACCACCTGACCCTCCAGGGTGCTAACCTTTGGCTCAACGATATCGAGACGGTTAGTGTTGTCAGTGATGCGAATCTCATGGCTTTCAAGCGTCGCCTCTGCGGCAATCAGGCGAATATCAAGCCCTTGTATCTGCTGGGTGTGCTCGGCAAGAACGACGCCTTGCTCTTCGTTGGTTAGCTGGGCAATGTAGGCGTCACTGGCCGCACTGTTTGCCTGTCCTGCTACATTGGAGAGGTCATCATTCTGGCCTACTAAGAAGTCAGTGAGCGGAATGCTGAAGTTAAGTGGGAGTATCGACACATCAAGGCGGCGAGCCTCTACACTTACCGGTGTTGGTTTTTCTGCCATTACTCAATCCTCGCTCTGAAATTTGAAAGTGTGCACGGGGTTGCCCCGACGATTCGCAGCTTGAATCCTATGCGCAGGCGGATACGCCCCACCCTTCGCTTTATGGCTCGGCGCAGCCACTGCCAGGGGCCGTCGAATTCGATAGCTTCCTCGTCGCCGTAGTTGATGCCGTCTGAAGTTGATGAGACGAAGATGCGGCGCACATTGGAAGCGAGGCCGGAGTTTGCCGTGATCTGCATGTCGTACATCACGGACTTCTCAACGCCAACAAGAGGGCTATACAAGATGATCTCTTGGTCTTCTCCATACTGCGCAGAGGTTGTTAAATCCTGCTTGCCAAGGAATGGAGACAGGCGATCGCCGCACGTCACCGTGTCGCCCTCGTTTCGATAGTCGATGGCTCGGTGAGTGTTATCACCAAGCCCAGTCTTTAGGATGCTCCAAAGCCCACTGGTGGCGTTGTAAACCATCGTGTGGCGCGGCAGGTGCATTATGATGAACTGGTTATCTTCAGTCTTTAGCGACTCCACAAACGAGCCTGCCAGCTCCGCCTTGGTGTATTCGGCAAGTATCTTGTTGGTGTTGCGATCTGATATCTGCGAGTAGGTGCCCTGCCCCATTACCGCAACTATCACCTGCCCTCGCGCGGGACTGGTGATGAATGCAAAGCTGTCAGCAAACTCAGTCACGCAGAACTGACCAGCAATGCCTATTGGCACCATGTAGCTACTGGCGAATTGGACAAGGTTACTTGCGTCACCAGTCAGCCTGAAAAACTCGATGGTAGATGACCCAAAGGCAAGGATGAAATCTCGGTGCTCGCGTAAAGCAAGGATGCCATCAGGCATGTTCTCTGCGCGATATGCCGGAGCAGTCAGGTCTGGCTTGCTCTCGTCTTCAAGGCTGGTGAGCCAGAATGTATCAGTGCCAGCCTGCGTGAATACGTAGCGGCCACGGATGCGGCACACATCCCCAACAGGGGTAAAGTCGTATTGCGGATTTGGCACTGTGGTTGTTTGCGTTACCTGCACCCACACCAGCTTGCTGATGTCTTTTTCTTCTGCTGGCGTTGGCGAGCCAGGAGTGACTGGATTCGGGTTGAAGGTGTAAGTAACAGTCAGTATTGCTCCTGCGAACTTAACGCCGCTGACTTTCAGATCTGTAATGTATGGAGTGCCAGCAGCTGGCGCGGCTTGAGACACGCCAGTAGACCATTGGCTTTCGGCAATGGATATTTGGTCGCCAAGTTTGTTATTGCCGTTGGTTGGCGTAATGGTTAGCGTTAGCTGCCCAGTCTCGTTGCTTGGCGTCATCTTCAGTGTGTCGCCGTCGGCACTATGCTGAGTGGTCTGAATGGTATTTGTCTCGCCAGGGAAGGTTTCATTTGCAGGCCAGTTCTCTACTGTCTTTACCTCACCGTCATACCGATACAGCTTTAGCTGACCATTCACTACAACGGCTTGAGAGGTGCGGCCGTGAGCCATGGAAACACGACCTGAACCAGCAACGCCATTGAGCTCATAGCTTCCAAGGTAAAGCTTGTCGCCCATCACGCGATAGACAGCATCCTTAACTGTGTTCCAGTGGCTGCCACGGCTAACCCCAGCCACATCAGCAACCTTTGTTAGTCCAGGCCAGAAACGGAAATAGCCAGCCGCGCCATCTGCCTCGCCGACAATGGGGATGATGTTGGTTGGCAGTAAGTCAACGTAGTCGGCATTCTTTGGCGACTTACCCTGACCTTTGACGAGTGGGATCTGAATTTCCTGCATGTGGCGAAATCTCCTAATGTTAGGTGAATTCTACCACTTGATTGATGATTGAGCGAATGATGAAGAAAGCCCCTCAATCGAGGGGCTTTTGATGTGTCAAGGTGCGACATCTGTTATCGATAGGTAGACGCCGTTCAGCCTGACGTTTTCAATGGCAGATGTTCGCATACCAATTTGAACCGCATCAACACCGCCATGAAAAGCCATGGTCATGAACGCGGCCTGAGTACCGAAAGACTGCGACACATTCGGAATGTCGGTGAACACGGCTGGAGTGGTTATATCAGGGATCAGCCTAATTACAAGGGTTGCGTTGCTAACTTGTCCGCCAGAGTTATTAGTCATAGTAACTCGGAAAAGCAGGTTTGCATTCCTGTTCAGCTGGCTCACGTCTATCCGGTTGTTTGCCGCATCCAGAGAGCCGAACCCCGTTGGGTTGTTGAATCCATCATTGAACGCCCCATCGCCAACCAGCGGAAGCAAGGTTGTAACCGCAATATTGGATGATGTGATCGTGCTGTTTGCGCCGTTTGACATCTGGATAAATCTGTGTATTGCCGCGCCTGTAGGTAGAGGTGTAGCGGGCCCTGCTGGGCCGGCAGGGCCTTCAGGCCCCGCGACACCTTCCTTTGCTGGGTACTCGTCAAAACTTCCCATATCACACCCCATCAGCCACAGTGATGAAGATAAGCGACCCGCCAGTGATGCCTGCCTGCGTTACCTGAAGCTCTGCCACGGGATAGGCAAGCGTGATGGTCTTCTCTTCCTCAGCAGAGAATGCCGGAGCATCCTCTACGGCGAGGAAATCAGTGCGACCAGGGGCGCGAGCCTTTATCTCAATGGTTCCTCCGGTGATTGGTGTGTGATAGCGAACCGATATCAACCGGTTCATCGCTTCAGAGCTGTATGGCAGCAGCGTAACGCCGCTTGCTGCCGTGATTGTGTATTGCATATTTCCTCCTAAAAAATCAAACCGCTATCTCAGTGAATTTACCAGCTGTCTTTGACTCCACCGCGCAATACACTTGGTCAAATGTTGCTGCGCTTGCTGATGCAGAATCTGCGCTGGATTCTGCATTGATTGCCGCCTGAGTTGCATCAGCTGCCGCTTGCGTCGCCTCATCAATCAGCGGTGCTATGTCTTCCTTGGTCTTTTCGGTAAAATACTTGGCGGAATCAGAGGCGGTTATGCCGCGAGTAGAGCCATCAGCTGCGCCAATAGGGAAGACATCCCCATCAGTCAAATCCTGATTCCTGTTAAGGTCTGAAATTCTTGTCATGTCGCCCCTCCGTTGGTGCGCTATGTCTTAATGCAGAAAGCCCCCTGCATCGGGGGCTTTGTTACAGCGTTAGCAGGCCGCCATTCTCTATGGTGATGTCATCATCAGGAACCTGATACGCACCTAGGTAGCAGTTGCCAGAGCCGGTCGGCATCATCGGGTCGCTTTGCCGCTGAGGTAGTTCGACACTGAACAGGCCCTCATAGAACAGCTTGGCCCGAGAGCGCACTGCCTGCTGCGCCTCGCGCCCCATAAGCGGAGCAAGGTTTACAGCAAGGTTTGCGGCAACACCTAGCACCTTGGTATCGCTCAAACCCGACTCATCATCCGGCATTGTCGGCACGCCACTGGCTGGCAGAATGTAGCCAATCCGAATGCCGTGGTTTTCCCACTCAGCAGTCATCGAGTCAAGATACTCAAGGCCGTCTCGGATTTCCTCTGGGTCGGCTGATGTAATGGAATCCACCACCCCCAGCATCTTGAGTGCGCGGATTACCAGATCGCCCTTGGTGATGCTCATTGCATATCCTCATGCTGATAGTCTGGATCGTGAGCCACGTCATCATGCACATACAAGCGAGAGCCAGTAGCTAGACCGATAACAACTCCGTCATCATCAAGCTCCGGCTCAATGTGCCGCTGGCAGAATGGGCAATACTTTGATTCGCTCATCACTCACCAGCTTTATGCAGTCGGCACTTGAGCTCATAACCCATCAGCGGCCAGACTTTGTTGATGGCGTTCTGACGAGCAATCTTGCGACCAAGCTCGGCGTCGAAGTTTTCAGGGCTGGCGCAGGCGCTTTCACCAGTAACTGTGAAGCCATTTTTCAGCACCAGCACACAGAATGTGAGCAGGTCAAGCGGCTCGGGAGGGGAGATAATTTCTCCCTCTTTAACAGTTAAAGCTGCGACTCCAGCAAAGCCATCGCCAGCAGTAAAATAGTGCTCGCTTGCAATGTTTGCCTCAAGGTCTGCCGGAGTTACGCGCGGAGCAGTAAGGCCCTTGGCTTGAATCTCTTTCTCAATAGCTTGATCGTTCATATCACTCACCCTTCATGTGTTGTTCTGCTAGAGCAACCACTTTCTTCCAGTGCATGCCATCTTCGTATTCCACGCCAGCCTCTGCCAGATATGCTTTGGCTTCTTCGTGTGATAGCTTGCCATCACCATCTGCGTCAGCTGATTGCGCAGGAGCGGAGGCACCAAGAGCATCTGGCAGGGTCAGGAACCAGCCATCAGCAATATACTCATCTAAGCGATCTTCGCTCACGCACTGGATGGAGTAATTGTCGGGAGCTTTGCCTCGCTCGCCGCCCTTCTTGAATACATGAATCATAGCAACCTCGATATATTAGAGGGGGCCGAAGCCCCCCCATCTTGTTAGGCTTGGTTAGCCATAATCATGCCCAGCATGTTCGGGTACACGACTTGAACGTCGAAGTTGAACACCGCCTTCATGTTGTACTGCATCTTGTGGCCATCGTACCAGTAAACCATGGTCATCGGGATGCCGTTCTCGGTGGTCAGGGTCATGGTTTTAACGCCATCACCAATCACCGGCACGTTACCTGGAACGATAACGGTAGACTCCGGGGTGTAGAACAGGGACGGTGCGTCAGTCTTCTTGTTTAGGATAACCACGTCAGCGCCGGTCGCCGCTTGGGCGCTACAGTTCTGGTAAGGGCCATCCTTCACGATTGCAGGCTGAATAACCGGAGCTCCGTTGACTGCCTTGATGACGGTGAAGGTCATCAGAGTACCGGTGTCTTGGCGGGTCTCTGGGTGCACTGCGTTCACACCGACGATGGTGAACTTGGTGCCGACAGGCATGTTGGCTGTGGTGGCGTTGGTCAGCGCCAGGGTCATGGATCGGTTGTCTTGATAGAAGCCGTCAGAACCAAAGGTTGCCACGGTGTGCGACTGGTTGCCGTTCACCTCGATGGTTGCCTCGGTGTTTCCTGCAAGATTCAGCAGGTAGTCAGAGCGCATGGTGTTGAAGGTTGCCAGATCAGGAATCTTGGCACGGGACAGCGCATCTTGTACCAGCACATCACGGCTTGCCGCACCCAAGTCTTTTGCCACTGAGGCATAGTGCCTGTTTGACAGGAACAGCTTGCGGTCGAATTTTGACAGGCCACGGTTCAACATCAGGGTTTCAGCGTCGATACCGGCTTCAAATGTGAACTTCTGATCCACACCGATAAACATGGTGGACTGCTCGATCATCGCCTGATAACACACCAGGTCAATCTTGTTGGCGATGTCACGGGCGAAACCGTCGGCAACCTTCTTGATGCGCTGCGGGTCTTGCAGCTCTTTGGCCTTGATGGTTGCAGGCACGTTGAAGCTGCGGATGCGGTTGACTGGGATCATCCGGTCAATGACGGCTTGGAAGTCGGAATCGGTAGTTTCGATGCCGTCCTTAACTTCAAAGCGGTACTCTTGCGGGATGTACTCGCGATCACCATTGCCGGAGCCGAAGTTGGTGTTGTTGGCGTCACCAGTGCGGTCTTTGTCGGCCATATCCGACATGTTATACGTCTCCAAGTCTTTGGAGAGCGTCATGTTCATGCCGGTAGTTTCGGCCGCCTTTTCCCAGATGGTACACATCTTGTCATGTGCGAATGAGTTTGCCATTTTCGTTTACCTCTATTTGGATTTGGATTTTTTGATCCGCTGGTATTCCTGCCAAGCAGTGGCCTGATTGTGCGGTTCTGCATCACGCCACGCATTGCGGGCCTTTTCGATCTGCTTGTCCAGATTGCCAACGGAACCACTGGACGATATAGATGGTTCTGGTTTGACGTCGAGTTTCTGTTTCTGCCGGAGCTTGAGCTTGTCAGCCTCGCGTTGCAGGATTCGCTGTAACTGTCGCGGTGACTTGGCACTTGCCAGTTCAGCCACTACGGCAGTGTTGCGACCAAGCATGTACTCGGCCTTTCCTGAGTCGATGCCAGCCAGCGAGCAGAGTTGGCGAACATGGCCGCGCACCATTGCGGGACTCATGCCAAGGTCAACTATTGCGGCATCCAGGGCGGCTGACTTGTCGTCGTAGTCTGACACGCCAGCTTTCTTGATTGCTGAGACCGCCTCCTCGTGCTCGAACTCAATCTCAGGATCAAGCTCAAATCCTGCCTGAGATTGTGGCTGCTGCTGGGTTGGCGCTTGCTGCTGCTTGTTGCTGCCACTGGCGATCCAATCCGCCAACTTCTGCTCATACACAGCATCATCGTACCCGCATGACTCATAGGTTGGCTTTGGGCCGACCTTGAGCTGGCCAACCTGCTTCTTCAGGTCTTCAAGCTCTTGCTTCAGCCGCTGACTCTCTGCAATTGCCGCATCCTCGCGAGCTTTGGCCTCTTTGGTTTTCTGCTTCTGCTTAGCGAATGCAGCCTTGCGGCGGCGCAACTCGACGCCATCATTAGACCCTTCATGGTGGTCTTCACCCTCAATCTCGAACCCTGGCTCGTCGGTGTCAGTGGCGTTAGCGTCACCATTGATTTCCTCTGCTGCGCCCGCTAAAGCACCAGCAGGTTGATCAACCTCGAATTCAGTCTTGGGCATATCATCCAAATCCAGCATGTATTTTCCTCGTCATCCTGGTGAAACGAAATCCGGAATCCTCCGGTAGGCACTGCAATTGTATCACCGTGGTTAGAATGCGCAAACATTGGCGAATTTCGCCAACTTGTGCTTTGTGAAAATAATCGCAGATTTATCTTGATGCGTAACGAAATTGCGTTATTATTTGTAGCGTCAACAACGAAGCGAGAGGCTTGCATGGAAAAGAATCTTTATTGGGTGAAGATATCTGCATATGTGGATTTGCAGGATCCAGGTCTTGGTAGAAAGACCCATGAATACTTCATTAGCGCAACCCCAGATGGGTTTGAAAAGGAGCCAGCCAAGGTGAAAGCTAACCACCGTGGAGATGTGGCCGTCGAATCAATAGCTAGGCTGTGATTGAGTAAGGCAATACAGTAACAAACCAACAACGCAGGAGATGAATGACATGTTTGAATGCTTAAGTGATTTCAAGTTGGTTGGCAAAAGTGAATTTGGGATTGTTGCAAAGGTTAAGTGCAGATCTATCAGCTCACTGTACCTAAAGCAGGTTGAGCGAAATGTATTTAAGCCTAGCGCATATGCTTTTTGGGTTTTTGAAGACTCAGGAGATTACACTCCCGGCTTCCAAGTTGAAGCCATGTACAGGATGCACTTGGCAAAACAAGAAATGCAGAGACTTGGGCTTGATGAGGAGATGAAGTGATGAATGATGCAGATATGGCAGCGATGCCAACTCAATCCAATGGTGGCGACATCTTTGGTGGTCTAACCAAGCGCGAGATGATGGCTGCAACTTTGCCAGAGATGGAAATGCGCGTAAGCCAAGAGTCAGCTTGCGAGCTACTTGGAAGGCAGGTTGACTGGAATGATGCGCTTGATGAGATTAGGGCAGCAGCAGCCATCGAGGCAATACAGCGAGCCATAAGGGCTGGCGCACTCCTTGCAGAGCTGGGGCGCACATGCCACAAGACCTAACCTGCCCAGTCTGCGGCAAGACGCAGAGGATGCAGAGTAACGCCAAATACTGCTCTGACAAGTGCAGGCAGAAGAAGTTTCGAGACAGCAAAAAGATGGAGATGAAGCGATGAAAATCAGCAACAGCAAAAGAGAGCTGGCCCGCATCATCTGCGAGAATGGCGAGTGGCGTGATGGGGAGTTTGCAGCGCAAGAACGAAACGGTTTTATATACTTCTATGTCAATAAGCCGCACAAATCAGGTTCTTTCTGGCAAGGTTCAGCAACTTCGACAGTACCAATAAAGGTATCAAGGCTTAGCAACTGGCATCAGTCATGCCTATCCCGCGCCGAATACTTCCACCTTTACCAAGCGCCGGATGCTGATGGTTGGATTGAGCTAAATGAGAAAAACAAACCAATAGCTGGATCGATTGTTGATGTTATTTATGGAGACGGACGAAAAGAGGCTGGTGTTCTAGCTGGAGGGTATTCATTTACCTACACTGGCGATCTTGGTGTTAAGGCATTCCGCCCGCACAAGCCGGAGCAAGCGAAGCCTGAATTCTGCAAGTCTGTTATGCGGTCAATTTCGGAGCCGGAAGCCAAAACAACCATCGAGCAGCTGGCAACCGACTACCGAAACGCCAAGGACTACGCCGAGCGCAAGCAGGAGGAGGCTGATAATGCGAAGGCTGATGCGGATGCTAAGCTGAAAGCGCTTGAGTTGGCAGGTGAAGCGCTTGGATTGCTTGTGGCACCAATCACCGCAAAGAAAGAGCCAGAGCTGGCGATTACCGACTGGCGGGATTTGCGGGTTGGGGATGAGGTTAAGGCAAAGTGCTACGCAGGTGTGATGATTGGCTTTATTACCGAAATGGAGCCAAAAGATTACGATGGAGAAAGACCGTTTCGTTTTCAGCCGCCTGGCGAAGGCAGTAAGTGGTGCACATCCAGCAAGTTCCGCTTCATCCGCCGCCCATAACAATAAGGTGATGTTATGGACTTAGATTGGCTGGCAAGAATGTTGGTAATATTAGCGATCGGAGCTATGATAACTCTTATCATGAATCCAGCTTAGCAATAACAAGGCCCCATCACGGGGCCTTTTCTTTTACTGGATCATCTTTCCTGCCTGCCCTAGCGCTTTAAGCTTAAGGTCGGCCTGCTTGATGTTGATGTCAGCTCCGGCCTTCTCTGCATCAATGCCCACCTGCATTCGCTTGGTCTCTGCGTTGTAGGCGTTAATCTGCTGGCTCATCATGCTGGATTCGGCTTCAACCTGGGCGGCCTGACCCTTAAGCATTTCCGCCTGAGCCAATGCCATTGCTGGGTTGTCTTGCGAGTTAGCCTGTTGCTCCATCTGTTGCTGTCGGTACTGGATGAACTGTTGCTCATCCTCGGCGAAGTCGAATAGCTGGATTGGATAGCCCATTGAGAGGATGGAATCAATCTCGCGCAGGCGGGCAATCATTCGCATCCGGTCGCCACCCTCTCCGTCAGTCAGCGTCATGGTGTTGTAGGCAAGCAATTGCGCATACTCAGCATCAGCGCCAGCCATCTGTATCATCTGAAGGTTGACTTCAATCTGGCGCTCTTTGCTGGTCTTGTATGCCTCCCCCTGCTCAACCTTTACCGCATAGCGACCCTTGGCAGTGTTCTTGCTCGGGCCGTAACCGCCATCTTCGGTGTCACCCATCTCCAGCGTGGTTATCTTGGCTATCTCTCCATTGCCCTCAATTACGCTTATCTGGCGGGAGTTAGAGAAGTAAAGCCTCTGGGCTGCCGGTATCCACGCCTCACAAGTGGCCTTGCATGAGTGCAGGACGTTCTTCACGATTGGCAGGAACGCATCATCTTGCCTGTCGTTCACGCTCTGTATCGCGGCGCCAGAGGTGTTTGATGGAAGCGTTGCCTGACCTGTTCCGCCATTAGTTGCGATAGTCTCTTGCAGGAACTGCCCGAACGTTGCAGCGCCGCTGCCAAGTTGCGGAGGCTGCTGATAACCAACTGGCCCAAAGTGGATTGGGTTATCACTCACATCACGAATAGGGTCACTAAGCAGGAACGGAACGTTGTCTATATCAGCCCTTGAGCGCTGATTGGCATGGCGGGAAATCTGCTCTGGCGCGTACTCCGGCTTTGTTACCTGAGGCGCAGATGCAACCTGGGCAAGGATAGACCCAAACATGTTATGGAACATCTCGGCGTCAGTGTTCTTGCGCACCTCGCCGCAATAGTATTCCTGACCATCAACCACGGCATAATACCCATAGCGCGGGATGATTGGCACTCGCTTAAACGGCAGGCGCTGCGGCTTGGTCAGGTACTTCTCGCCATCAGCCAGGGCGTACTCTACGTACTTAACCTTGCGTCGAGTGGTCGGCGCCATCTCACCAACTTGCAGTTCGTACTCTGCGCGGATCTCTTTCAGCTCATCGCGGGTGTAGGTTGCGCCGGCTGCATCGGTAATGCCATCGCCACTGGTTATCTCTAGGCCTGGAACAAGAGCAGAGAAGTCGTATGTGGTTACATTCTTCTCAATGACCTCATAGTAGTGAGCGACATAGACATCGCGATTGGTATCAAGGTTGCGCGACTCATTTGCTACCGGATTACCAAAACTGCAAATACTGTCTACGTCGAAGTCTTCCTCCAGGCGATCACGATTAACCCGTGACAGGTGCCACCCCCATCGAGCGTCAGACTTGTCCTTGCGTATTGCCCCAGCATCGAAATAGATGGATGTTGCGGCGGAGTGGACTATCTCCAGGCAGGCATACTGCTCATTGTCGTCCGGATTTTCCTCATTCTCGTACTTGGTGATGATCTTCAGCGCCCCGAACCCGCCGACGATAGCCTCCATGGTGGCCGTCTCACTTGCCTCAATGCCGTCAGAAGATTGGAAGTCATGGCGCCACCGCTTCTGCAGCAGGACGGCATCATCATCGCTGGCATCAGATGAGTTACCCATGATGACGGCATTCAACTCCATGTCATTGATGTCACCAATCAGCCGATTGATGTTCTTCCAGATGCGGTTGAACTCTGGGCGTGGCCTATTCTTGAAAGGCTCGGCGTACCGACTTGAACCTGACCACCATTCACCGTCAATGAAGAATCTCTGCATGTCCAGGTTGCACTGGTCGCGCATTGTCGTATCAGACGAAGCGGAGCGGTAATGCTCCATCATTTTTTCGTGCGATTGCATGTATTACCACCCCGTAACTGTTGTGACGTATAGCTCAGAAACGTCAATCTCTTTCCTAAAGCTGATTATACTGGCTTTGTCAAATGATAACACTGCCGCATCAAACAGGTTAGGGGATGGGATCTTTAGCCTGCTACCGTCTGGCAAGCTAATGCCCTTTCTCAGCTCATCCTTGGTGTAGAACCTTACAGTGTCTCCTGGCTTGATTGGGGTCTTGGCCGCTTCAGCCTTTAACTTCTCCATCATGTCAGGCTTGATGCCAATGCCAGTTTTTGGATCGTAAGACTCGAAGCTAACCAGGGTATCAGGGTCGTGATATTTCCCTTCAACAACGGCCTCCCACGTCCTGAACACCCTCTCAGCGAAGCTGATGACGTTCTGCGCCTTCTTGTTGTAGAGCACATCCTTGTTCTTCAAATTGGTCTTGGTGTTTGTAAGGTTGGCCGTCTCGCTCTTGAATGGAGCTTCAGGGTTGTGTATTGCGCTAGAGCCCTTGTATGCGTATACGTTGACGTTGCGCCCACCGAATGACTTGTCAACGTTATCGCGCAGAGTGGCGCCAAGTCCGTCAGCATCATATCCGAATGAGTCAGATCCATTCATGGTGGCTCGCTTACACGCCTCGTCCATCTTGCGGTTTCCGTTCTCTGCCTCTATCTCGGTAACATCGAAGAACACCACGCCCTGGCGAGATACGAACCCACACGGGTCGTTTCCTGTGTCGGATGGGTCACATGCCGATGTGATCGCCCCTCTCCGCTCAAAGCCAAGCTTCCTGTGGGCGTCAATGCAGGCCTTAAACCAGTCCTCACTGATAACGGAGTTGGTAACATCATCGTTGAACTTGCCATACCAGATGCCATCGAATCTGGATTGAGTCATTATGCCTCGCTTAACCTTTGATCTGTCCTTATCTAGCTCTTGCTGCAATGACTCGTCATACTCAAACCAAGGGTTATCCTCGAATGTCAGGCGGACGATCATGTGGTGCTCATCCTCATAGAATCCGCGCTTATCTAGCTCAGCCTGATACGGGATGATGAACTCTTTGCTCATTGGGTCTTGGCTTGAGCCAGTGTTCCAGAGATACCATAATTCAGCGCCAGGAACCTCTCGCAACGTAGGCCCCAGAGTGTCGATGGTGGACTGCTTGGTCTTCTCTGCCTCTTCCATCAGGAACCGCTTGAAGTCTGCCGTACCCTTCATGTCGATGATGTTCTGCATACCACCAAACACGAACTTCCCGCCATTAGTATTACGTATCTCCCACTTAGACGGAACAGGGATGAAGCCAGATAGACCCATCTTCTTGATGGTCGTCTCTATGCCTGAGTAAACCGATTCCTTTAAAGCGGTCATGCGCTCACGCAGGACGTAATTCTTACAAGCAGTAGAATGCACCTCAGCAGCAAATACGTTCTGCGCAAAGCGCGTCTTCATGCCACCGCGACCACCGAACAGCAGCTTGTATTTCTTCTGCTTGAGAATGAAAGGTTCCAGCTTTGGTACTAGAAGCACGGTTGGCTCCTTATCGGTGGGAACCATTGAGCCGATAGTTCCCTCCCACCTGCGGATGATATTGGGTATGAGCTTGCCATCAACCTTATCAACGCGATCTATAACGCCATATATGGTCGGTTTCAGTGTTCCGCTAGCAGCGTCAGCCAATGGCTTTATGCGCTTCAGCTCTCGCTTAAGGATTGACATCGGCTATGCCCAACTTCTCTTTGATGCGATCAATCTCCTGGCGGATCTCCGTCACCTCTTCAATCTTCATAACTGATGCCATGGCGTTAATCAGGCTAAGGCCTGTGGATGGTGGGATTACCCCATTTGATATGGCGCTCATGAGCTGATTTGCCTTTTGTAGCGGAGTGCCATCGCTATCGAAATCGAATTCGATAAGTGGATCCTGCGGCTTAACATCAGGCCACCCCTTCTTCATTAACAGGCTTAGGCACACGCTTGACTGACTAGCTTGATTCTCATCCTCTGGCTTAAATGCAACCTTTGCCATGTGAGAAAATACGGCCTTTTCTGCCTGCTCGCTCGTGCTATCCTTGCTAAGGCCAAGAAGCGCAGACTCCTTGATTGATTCAAGTATCAGGATGCGTTTATCCCTTCCCCTTGGTGGCATCTTGGCTCGCCTTTCCTTGTCTATCTTGTTTTCTGGGTTAGGATTTGCCATTCCTCTATGTTTCCTCTTTTTTTATCATTTACTCATTGTAACACCCTGCATGGCGGAAACAAAAAACCCGCCGAAGCGGGTTGTTGTCATTTGCAGATCACTTGACCTGGATGAATGGCGTTGATGCTCCGCTTGTCATGTATTGCGGAAGGGTGCCATTCCATTTTCCGATTGCCTCCAGCTGCAACACTTCTGGGTTTTTGCGCAATGCGTCACCGCGAAGTGCGATAGCATCAGCCTCAGCTTTTGCGCGGAGAATGGTGGACTCAGCATCACCTCGTGCAGCTTCAATGGCTTTCTGTGCCTCAGCCTTGGTCTGGGCTATCTCGTTCTCTCGCAGCAGGGTTTTCTGGGTTGCTTCAATCTTGGCGTTTATGGACGCCGTGACCTGCGGCGGGTAGGTAAGATCATCAGTCCAGCTCAGTTTGACGATAACGATACCGATTGGGTCTAGCTTTTTCTTTACCGCCTCGGTAACGCTATCCAACAGCTTGGATCTCCCTTCACCAGCCAAGGTTCCAATATCCATCTTGCCAGAATCCTTGATCAAGGCGTCAGCAATGTTCTGGCGAATGTTTACCTGGGTAATCTCCTCCACTCCCTTGCGGTAGGTCTGGAACACTGTGGAAACTTTCGACTGGTCAACGTAATACTCAACGCCAACCTTGGCAGACACGCTCATTGAGTCCTTGGTCTGAAAGTTGAACGACTGACTGTAGACGTGGAGCTGATTGAATGTAGGGAACTGGTAGATCTCTTCATTCCATGTCAGCCAGTATTTACCAACACCAACCACTTCCTGCTGCACACCCTTCTCATCACCATACAGATCAACCTTTACACCAACAAACCCAGCAGGAACGGTTGCGCGACCACAAGCCGTCAGGGTCAAGCATGATGCCGCCATCACAATGGCCATAATTATTTTTTTCATTTCAAATCATCCTTCTTTACGTGTTTATAGTAACAATACTTACCTATAAGCAGCAGGGCTGATGGGGCTATTACCACTGCAACCAAAAACCCCATAGCCACCGCAATGCTGTCCTTTGCTGAAACCAGCGACGGGACAATAAACCCATAAGTCATGGCAAACAAAAACAACTGAAAGACAACTATCATGTAAATCTTCATTTTCTCACCAAATAAAAAATCCCTGTTGTGTACCTCAAGGCGCCAGCCGATCCGAACCACTTCGGACGAGATACACAACAGGGATTAGTGGTTGATTTAGGCTGGCAGGAACATGATGGCAGTTGGATGGCACCGAGTCAATGCATTACTGCAAAAAAAGCCCCTCACATGGAGGGGCGAAGTTACAGCAGGAGTTGATGGCATTGCGTGGTGTTGGGAAATTGGCTGGGGATTCTGGATTCGAACCAGATACCTATCGGTTAACAGTCGATCGCACGTGCCTTATGTGCTCATCCCCAAAATTATGTGTGGTTGGTGGATTCGAACCACCTTACGGTTGCAACCGCCGTTGATGGTGCGGTCATTCCTGACGCCTTATGCTATTTCGAAGGCACCATTATACGGATGTTTTGATTCAGAAAAAATCTCGCCAGACGCCAATGACGCCTCTTGGGAACGAGCTGGAGACCAGCTTGATGGAACAACTTCAAAAACGCGATTTTCTTGTTGCAACAAGGCACGGCGACGGGCCAAGCGAAGATCGCCGCTTCCATCTTTCCTCTGCACTTGAACAGACATTTTAATTACCCCTGATAAGCCAAAAATTAAGGCTGGCTTTCACCTCAACACAAGCCCCAAAAGGCTGAGTTAGCAATGTAATTTTACGTGCTAAAATCGGACTTTATCAGGGTGGCGCTAGCGCCACCCTAAAAGTACACACAAACGTAGGCCATGACCCCACATCAGCGCAACGCTCCCATTCCCAGGTCCCAGGGCGCTTTCTCCATTAAGCCAAACCACAACTGAGGTTTCACTGTTTCACACTTCTGCGGTTTAGCCCCGCATTGCTTTCCCACGTGATTTTGCGGGTCAATGAAACTTCAGTTGTGTGCTCTTCGCTCAATCTCTCGTTTGTGCTAGGAGCTTGCCGTCTGTTCCGGCTGCCAAGACTGGATCACCTCCTGCCTAATCCTTGTCGGGGATATCACCATCAGCGATATCAATAGTATAAGCACGATAAGCAGTCATCACAAGGGCCGGGTCAGCTTGGTCTGGCTTATCTACCACCAGAGCCTTTCCCATTAGCTTTACTCTTTACCCGCGATCATCTAAGTACATTGCTCCATGCTGCGCATCGCATTCAGTGATGAACTCTAGCTTTACTTGCACTGCATGGCCTCGTCGATTGCGCCACTCACTTGGCCGATGTGGTCTGGCGCTGGGCCTTCAAATTGCAAATCCCAAGTGGCGCCATTTCTTCCAATCCCAAGGAGGCAATTATCCAGAGCCCACCGATACCGCGCAGCGTCTTTTGCCAGATTGGCAACCATTTCTAGCCGAGACTTTATAGGGTGCTCACTGGGAATCTGGCCAGTTGTTGCGCTCTCAACATCCATGCCAATTTTTGATATACGATCCTTTAGCTCTGCGTTTAGTTTCTCGGCTTGGCGCAGGTGAGTGATAAGCTCAATAAGTGAAACCGTGCTCAGGTACTTGCACTCCTTCAGACGCGTATTCCTTGCCCACTCCTCAATGGCATCCAAATCAATCATGCCACCACCCCACGCCACAGATGTGACTCGCAAAACTCAGCGCGAGCCTTGCACCAGTCAATGTTCATCTCGTTGCTGGAATATGCTCCTGCCTTCTTCCAGCATGAAGCCGCAGCCTTTGACTCACCATCTTGCTCCATCTGCGCTGCCTTTTCTGCAAGCTCTTTGAATGTGTTACTCATAAAAACCCCCTATTCGCTCTAATGCAATATTGAAATAATTCAAATCCAACTCGACCCCGATAAATCGGCGGCTTGTGTTCATGGCTGCAACTCCAGTGGAGTCGTTAAAAGTTAAATTCATAAACCATCTTTACCCAAGTGTAAAATTCACTTTCTGTCATTGTGTTTTTAGCTGTATTGCAATACTTGCAGCAAGCCACGCTATTTTCTACAGTGTAACCTTTTGAGCTATCAATCCTATCTATGCCGTTACACTTTAAAATGTGGTCAGAAAGCCTTTTTTGGCTCTTACTCTCGTTTAACCTATCTTCTATTTCTTTTGAGTAATCAATCCCACAATACTTACATGGTGATTTTGACAGTGTACTAAAAACATCAAAGCTTATTGTATCGGTAAACCCTTTATTTCTATCTCGCCTTTTTAGGTGACTATATTGCACCTTTAAAAGCGCCTTTTCCCTATCGTTATAGATTCCGTATTGGTTGCCATTTCTTGCTAATACCTCAGCTTTCAAGCATCCACAACTATTGGACTTCCCACTTGATAGATTATCAGAAACAACGACCTTCTCATTTCCGCAGTCGCACAAGCAAAGCCACAGGTGTTTGTTTCTATGGTCTTTGCCTGCATGGGATATTACAGTCAATCGCCCATACTTATCATTAGTTCTATCTTTAAATCTAGGCACTTGATGCGCTCCTTAATCCTGTTAACCCCTATATCGAAATATTTTTTATCCATTTCTATTCCAATAAACTGACGATCAAGATTAACGCATGCAACCCCAGTTGTAAACGAACCGGCCGCAAAATCTAAAACCGTCTCACCTTCGCTTGAGTATGTCTTAATCAGGTACTCCATAAGCGCGACCGGCTTTTGAGTTGGGTGCAGTTTTGATTTCTGCTTGTCAGTGCTGGTTTTTATGACGCTCCTGGGATATCTCGATGTTGAATCGTAATTTGTTTCACCCTTTTGGATCCCATAACAATCAGAAAGCTTTTGCCCCCTATCTACTCTTAGTGCCTTCTTTCGCTCGTGACCATGCGACATCTGAGGGTTATATGTAGGCATCTTTGAGTAAAAAACCAAAATATCCTCGTGAGCACGCATGAACTTCTTTTTTGCATTCAAGTGCCCAGTGGCGGTGGTTTTTTCCCAGACAATAGATTCCTTGAACATTGGCATGTTGCTACACAAAAGAACGCTGGTAAATGGCTGACTAGCTGTCATAACAACCGCACCAGTAGGCTTAATGATGCGTTTTATCTGCTCCCACATCGGCTCAAGAGGAATGATCGAATCCCACTTGCAGGCTGTCGTCCCATATGGCGGATCTGTCAAAATCATATCGACACTGCCATCAGGAATTTCTTTCATGCGCTCCAGGCAGTCGCCTTGCATTAGCCAAATACCTTTATCGTTAAACATGATCAACTCCTTTTTTGCTCTAGCAGCCGCTTAATTGAGTCAGCTGCGAATTTGTTTATCTTGTGCATTCCCTGCTCCCAGTGTCGAAGGGTACTCAGGTTTCCACCTATCGCCTCTACCAGCTCTTGCTGGGTTAAGCCCAACTGCTTGCGTGCCTCTTTGATTTCTTGTGCTGTCATTTAGTTACCCGCTCAGAAAGAACGCGCTCCAGTATGCTTTTGAAGGAATCATCATAGCTATACCAAAGCCTAGCCAAAAGAGCCTCACTTGTTGTTTCTTCCGGCTCCCACTGACCCTCAAGGTCATAGCAAGAGCAATGACAACCATTTACCTCGAAAAGCACCCCATCTTTCTCAAACAAGACGAATGCGTCACCGTTGCAATCTTCGTATGTGTAGGTGGCGAGAAGAATATTCAGGCCATCAAGTACCGATTCTTCTATTTGAAAATCACCACACATTCCAACTTCTTTTGATTCTGACCAGTCATTTAGATACATTCCGCACACTCCGCATTGCGCCGCCCGTTGCCGCGCTACTGAGACAATTCTATCCGCACCACGCACTAACCGCAACGGTTACTTTAAGTTTCACGCAAAAAAATCGGCCCACTCAGGAGCCGATAAGTTCAACCTTGATTTGGACGTTTCCGCCAGCCACCTTAACCCCCTTATGCACCGTCATTCGCTGCACCTGACTATCATCAATCCAGAATCCCGATGTTGTTAGCGCGTCAAACAGTGACTTGGTGAAATTGTCCACGTCATAGCGCCGGAGGCTTGGCGGGTTTAGCGTGATACTTACAGATAGATTTCCATCAACCAACTCTCCGCGCAGGCCAAGGCGCCTCAGTTCTGCATCCACCTCTTTGCGATACCCCCTGCCTCGCTTCGTGAGTATCATCCGATTGCGGAATGGTGTCTTCCATGCGTTCACGCTTGGCGGAAATGGCAACTCAAATTCATAATCCAAGCTCTCTCCTTGTCTGCTCTAGCAGCTCTTTCTCCGTGCCATATCTGGCCTCGAATGCCTTTCGCCCCGCATGTACCGCTACGCCATGGCCGCCGTATTGGTGGTGAGCCGGACACAGCGGGATAACCTCGTAGTTGCTTGCCCGCTTACCCATGGTGCCGTTGCCGATGTGGTGAACCATTGCGGGAGTGCTACCAAGACCCTCGTTTCTGCAAACTACGCAACATATGGCGGCAACGCGCCCCATGTGATCGCGCTCATTCTTGGTTGCATTACTCATCTTTAGGGTGCTCTGGAAGTGGCATCCA